ACAGTTGTAATTGCAGTAGCGGTTGAAGCGGTTGAATCTTTAACAACTACAAAATCTAAATTAGCATCGCCATCATCTTTTCTAAAGTAAACGCCATCAGTTACAGCTAAAGGAGTTGTGTCGGTGATTTGAAGACCAACTACAAAATCGCTTTGAGTTGCATCAGAAACAGCAAGTCTAGCTTTAAAAAACAATTTCTTGCCAGCTTCAAATTTAAATGATTCTCCAACTTTTTGCAAAGCATTTAAATCATCATCTGCAGCACTGTTAGTAAGCAAAAGAACGCCACCATCAACATTAGCTAAAGCTTGTGTTGCTCCAGCTTGGGTTTCGGTTACTGTCCAATCTGCTGTAGCATAAGCGTCAAAATCGTTAAAGTAAGTGTGAAGTTGAGTAGGATCTAGCTCTTTTAATTGACCTAGAATGTTTTGAGCGGTAATATTATTAACGCCATTGGTAAAATTAGTAGCTGTCATAAAAAATAAGATTTAGTTGTAGGGAGAATTTCACTCCCTTTTACCCAATAGGACAACAGTTAAAAGGATTAAACGCCTTGTGAAGCAAAATAGCCACGAGGATCAGTAACGCCTACTGAATAGGAAGTCATAATTTTATATTTATGATCTCCTGATTCAAAAGCACCATCGTTGCTAAATTCACCTTGAACTGCAGTGATCATTTTAGCACCTTCTGGAGCATCTGTTTTAATAAAATAAGCGTCGTCGGAAGTCAAATGAGGATTAACTAAAATTCCACCTGAAAACAAACCCATATATTTTAAAGCATTAACATCGTTGTTAGCAGTTGAAACACGAAGTTGAGATTCTAAAATACGAGTAGCTTCAAACATTAAAGCTGATGGAACTTGTAATAAAATTGGTTTAATTTTAGCTTTGATTCCTCTATCGTTATTAGTTTCTCTAATTTGAATGCACAATTCTTCCAAAGCTTCCTCTGATAAGTCAGAAGGAGTAGCTAGAGTGTTAGAAAAGTTGCCTGCACGACTTGGATGGTCAGTTGCAAAAAACTTTTTACCATCACCAAAAGTGTAGCCTGAATCAAAACCATTGTTGAATAAATCAGCAACATCGACTTCTTTAGTTTCACGAAGTGAAGATGCTAAATATTCGTTACCTTTAGATACAACATTAAGATATTTGTTAAATTTACGAGCTTCCCAAGAAACTTGATAACCTAATGCACGAGTTCTTTGTTGATATCTTGATACATAGCCTTGCGACATTGAATCATAATCAACACCCGCACCTTCGTTTTTAGTTTTTAAAAGACCAAAAGGCGAAATTAACACATCTTCATCAAATTGTTCGTCTGTTGACTCCATTTTGACAAGTTTTGATGCTAAAAGATCATCCTCGGTGTATGCTCCCCAATAAGTTTTTACTCCTGGTTTAAGAGCTTTTGGAATTGTTCCTGTTACTATAATAGACATAATTTATATTTTTTGTAATTAATATTAGATACCACTAGTTACGTTTGCTTCTGTGTGGTTATTGATTTTAACGCGCCATTTAGCGTGTTGACCAATAGCATTATCAGGAGCATCAACTAATCTTAAAATTTTAAGTTGGAAAGTTGCATCGGTAGCGGGAGTTGAAGTGTCCAATTCTGCACCAGACAAGCCAGTGACAGTTGAGCCAGATTCAGCGAATACTACGTTAGCGTTTAATCCAACAGCAGTTACTGCTAAAGCAGTGCCAGCAGTTTCTTCTTGAATTTCAAATTCTTGAAGTGGGCTGTCGGCAACAATAGCTACTGCTTCGGTTGAAGCTGGATTGTAAACTGAGTTTAGGTTAAGTGGATTAGCCAAGAAACCAATAATAACACCAGTGATTTTATTAGCATCACCAGCCGTTGCTTTATTAATTTCAGGTAAAGAACCTGCGGCAAATTGTCTTCCACTAGTCAAAACATTTGCTGTGTTAGATGTTCCAGTTTTTACAATTGGATCACCAATAAATAATGCAGTTGCATAACTAGCTGGAATGTAGTAATAATTTTTAGGAATCTCTACAAAAGGAGAGTTCTTAACGGGTACTAATCCGTATGGAGTATTTGAATTTGTCATAATTATTTAATTATTTAATTAATTTTTTTTGATCCTGTGCAACATAAGTCATTGAACCCATGCCAAGATCTCTTCCTGCAAGTTTATCAATGCTTTCTTGTTGACGATTATTTATTTTAATTTGATTATCTCTCTGTATTTTTTCGTTCATTTCCTCAGAAATTTCCATGGCATAACGCATAAATGTTTCGCCCATTTTATTTTGACCGCCTCTGATTGGAGCAATTTCTAATCCATTTTCATCAGTAGCAGGTTTATATCCTAAATCAATTAAATCTTGTAATCGATTAGGGATGTTACCAGAAACCCAGCGCCTTATAAAACCTGCTTTTTTTGGCAAATCTGATAAAGCACCATGTCTTTTTAAATGTGAACGTGGGTTTCTAATAAATTCTCTTCCATCGGGTAATTTAACAATTTCCATATCACGATTAGTAGCTCTAATTTCTCTATTATTATAATTAGATACTCTTTCTTGAGCATGTTCTTTTGAACTTTCTCTGTTTGAATCAATGTTTTTGTTTGTCATAAATTTTCTCAATTATTAATTATTAAAATAGTCGTTAATGGCGTTTTGTTGCATATCTTTAATTTGCGTAGCAGTAAAATTGTGCTTCTTTGCAAAATATTGACATGTTTGACGCACCTCTAAAGGTAAATCATTATAAGTATATTGTTTTTTACCTACATTAATACCTCTTTGACCGCTTTCTACACTTGGAGCTTTAGTTCTATTTAATTTATCACTAAATCTTGATTGAATTTCTTCGCTAACCATTTCTAATCTTTCTTCAAGAGATATTCTTTCAGATAAAGTGCCAAAATAAGCTGTTGCTGTTGCCTGCATTATTTTATCTTGATGAAACCAAGCGTTATCAGCAGTCCAATTATCAAAAAGCACTTTTTCATTGCGGCTAATTTGATTTTTTGGTTGCTCAACTTCTGGCTCTTCAAAAGAAACTTTATTTTTCTCAAGCTCTGCACGCTTTTTCTGAATATCTCTTACTTTAGCAACGTCGCCTTCTAAAATTGCATTTTCTTCTGCTTCATCTAAAGATTGAAACCGTTTTTGATTGTTTTCTTCATATGAAAATTTTTGGACATTTAAAATAACATCCATTTGTTTTTGCATATCTTCTAATCGTTTTTCTAAGGCTGTTTTTTCAGCAGTTAGTTTTCGATTTCTTTCATTTAATACGGGAGTTTCTTTTTCCTGTACTTCTAAAAATTCTTGTGCTGTTTTATGAGGTTTTAGCGTTCCATCTTTATATCTTCCTTTAAAAAATTTGCCAGTTCTCCAGCCACGATCCCAAGCGTCTTTTTCTGTATCACTTAAAGTTTCATAAAAAGCTCTTTCTTCGCTTTTTGTTGATTTTTCAAATAGATTATTGTCTTTTTCAATTTCCTCTTCTTCCATTTCTTTTAGAATTGGATTAGAAGATAAGTTTTTATTTTCCTCAATTTTTGGTTCGAGTTCTTGTGAATTTAAACCAATATCAATATCTATTTCTTCAGAACGATCAATTACTTGCATATTTCCTCATTAATTTGAATTGCTAAAATATTACGGTCAAGAATAATTCTATATTCTTTACCATCTTTGGTTTGATCTTTGCTTAATCTATAACCTTCATAAGATGGAATTAAAATTTTATCACCAACTTTTGGCTTTTTTTTCCATTCCTTATCAGTTCCTTGGTCAAAAGCTTTTTCACCAATATCAATAATAGTTGCCAAAGTTTTAGCTCCCTGCATATCATCTCTTGATGAATCAGGTATAATTATTCCACCACAAGTTTTTTCTTCGACCACGTCGGGCAAAATTAAAATTCTATATTCAGGAACATTGTAACCAGAAGTATTAATCATTCAAACCTCCAGAAAATAACTTTAGTAAATTCTCTAACTCTTCTTCTGTTCTAGCGTCAAGGTAATTAGAAACTTGCTCTAATGCTTCACAGCCTCCAAGACTACTTAAAATGATGTCTTTATTAAATTGGTGGTCTCTGCCAATGTAATTGTGTGACACGTCATTTAGCAATTTAAGCCGAGAATTTGCTAAAATTGTTTTAAACTTTAAAGCAGTTGGATTACTTAACCAATCTTTTAACTCTTGCATTTGTATTTGACTCATAATTTACTCATTATTCTGATTAATATTTGTTTAAAGTTTTAGGTTTAAAACTAAAACTTTTATCAATAGCTTCAGGTTTAATTTCCTTAGCTTGTTGATTTTCTAGCTTTGCTAGCTCTACTGCCGCTTTAAATCTTCTATCTTCTTTGCGGTCTTGCATTTCGTTTTGTCTTGATTCTGCATCAATCATATTATCCAAAACGTCCAATTTTTCTTTAGTTTCTGCCATCTCGGTATCTTTAACCAATTTGCCCGCCTGTGCATAATTGACCAATACTTCTGAATCAGTTTTTGCCGATTCTTTTTGTAGTCTCATTTGTTCTAACTCTAATTCAGCAGATTTAATTTGCACATTTGCTTGTATTTGCATGCGTTTAGTTTCTTCTTGCGCCATTGTTAATTCAACGGCAGGGTCAGGTTGTGGTTGTGGTTGAATAACAAATTTATCAAAATTTTCAACACCAGCTATTTCAAAAACTGTTTTATGCAACAACATTTGGTCAACATAAGGTGAGTTAATAAAGCTCATTAAAAATTGTGCTTTTGCAAATTTTTGCATTGAAATCACATTTTCAGGATCTACAACTGGGACAATATCATAACCTTTTAAATCAAAATCTTCTTTAACATTTGGCGATTCATTTAACTTAATATCTAAAATTTCAGAATATTTTTTTTGAGATAAATAAGTTGAATTTATTTCGTAAAATATCTTAACTTCTTGTTTTAGTGAGTTATAGATTCTTTTAAAAACACTCTTAAATTGTTTTTGTCCTTGCTCTGCCATTCCCATATAAGTAGTAGCGGCAATATTTCCAGCATTTTCACCAGTCAATACATCTCTTAAAGAAGCCAATTCTTTACCTGCATTTACTAAAAATTGCATTAAAACAAATAAAGTTTGCGATGGTTCAGCGTGTGGCAAAGGAACAATAGCGTCACGAATACTTCCACCATAAGAGTCAACCATTTTCCATTCTGATAGCTTAAAGGGTTTCATGCCACCAGAAATATTCAATGTTTTAGCAATAAATCCGCCACCTGTATTCTGTAAAGTTCCAGCATCATTGAGTTGATTAATATTTGAATTAATTGCAGAATTTATGTTGTATAACAAATGCCCCAATCCAATAGAATAAAAAGATCCGTCGGGTGATGGAATAAAGTTATATGCGGT